CTAATTTAAGTGAAGCTAATTTAAGAGGAGCTAATTTAAGTGAAGCTGATTTAAGTGAAGCTAATTTAATTGGAGCTAATTTAAGAGGAGCTAATTTAAGTGAAGCTAATTTAAGTAGAGCTGATTTAAGTGAAGCTGATTTAAGTAGAGCTAATTTAAGAGGAGCTAATTTAATTGGAGCTAATTTAAGAGGAGCTAATTTAATTGGAGCTAATTTAAGTAGAGCTGATTTAATTGGAGCTAATTTAAGTGAAGCTAATTTAAGTGAAGCTGATTTATATAAATCAACTTTTTATTGAAGATGATGAAATATAAAACTTAATAAAGAACAAGTACCAGTATTTTTAAAAGCTTTAGGTTTTATAATTTAAGAATAGATTTATAACTTATTAATTAAATAACTAATTATGACTGAAACAAGAAAACAAATAATAGAGTTAATCTCTGATTTTATGGATAAGACATTGAGTGAATGATGTATTTTTTATAATAAATTTAATAATAGATTTATGAAAACATGAATTTCTTGAAATATTACAAAAGATAATGATTGAGAATATTATGAATTAATGTTTGATTTTCATAAAATAGATAGAGTAATTTGACACTATGATATAACAGCAGTATTGAAGTATATAAAATTAAAAAATATAAGATTATTAAAATTTGATTGAGAAGATTTTATATATAGAGCTAAAGAAGCCGATTTTATAATAAAATGAAAGCCACTTAATCTATATAATGAACAAGAAGATAAAGAACTACTAGAATTATTATTAAAACTTAATTAAATAAAAATGTATAAAAGAAAAGATATAGATTTAATAAAAAAATTAAAAATTCCAACAATAAAATCAATATTAAATAAATGATTTTTAAGAAATGATTATGATGAATGAATATCTAAAATAAATAATCATTCTATTAAAATTAATAATTATATAAACTTTAAATGAGAATATAAATTAATACAAAATAAAAACTGAATAACTATTATTCCTATGTGTGATTTTGATGTAATATATGAAGATAGTAAATATACTAGTGCTTGTTTATTAAAAGTAAAAATACCAAATTATTTAATAACTAATTAAAACATTATGGAAACTATTTTATGTTATAATTGTATGGAGATTTTTGATATAGAAGAACCAGAAGAATATTATGAAAGAGAACAAGAAGAAACTTTAACTATTGAAGAATGCCCACACTGTAAAGAAAAAAATTCAATATATTTTATATATTCTGTTAATTTTAGTTGAAGAAAACCATATGAAGATGATTTAGACAATTTTAATAATAATTAATTAAAACATTATTAAACACTTGATGAAATATCTAAGAGTTTATGAATAGATGTAAAAGATTTAAAAAATATTATTTATGATAAAGAATTATCATACGAACAATTATTATATTATAACAATTAAATATGTCAAATGCAATAATAATTAAAAACATGATCAGAGAAGATCATTACAAAAGAGCAATAACAATATATAAGAAAAATCCTGCAATATTTTGGGTATTAAAATGACTTAGAAAAAAACTATCCATAAGAAAAACAGTAGAATATGTAAAAGAAAATATGCCTGAAGCAAAAGTTTCGTCATCTAATCTACATACCTGGAAAATAGATTGCGATTGGGTAATAAGGGATAATAAAATATTTAGAGATTTTATGTTAGCAGTTTGAATAGATCCTGAAGAAAATAATAAACAAGAAGATAAAAAACATTGTAGAAATTATTGAAAAAAAAGAAGGCAAACACAAAAAGAAAAGAATGATAAGTTAGAGGTAGAGATGAAAAAAGCCCAAGTGATATTAGCAGAAATGAGTAATCCTGACCTGTCAGAGTCTGAAAAATGGAGATTATCTGAAAGAGGTAGAAGACAAGTAGATGTTATAAATAGAGAAGTAGCAGAATGATGACTACCAAAAACCGAATGAGTTCTTGCTTTATATAATATAAATGCACAATTATTAGCTAAATGAAAAGATATAATCCTAGAAAAATTATGAACTATTAATGTAAAACACTTTTCAGACCTGAAGGCATTATCAGATATATTAGATACAGCCTTTAAGCAAAATAGACTTATAGATTGACAATCAACAGATAATATAGCTATTTGAGTCAATGATATATATGATAAAATTATACAAAATGCAGATAATTGAAAAAATGTGAATAGAAATATTACCATCAAAAACCCCGAAAAGGATTAAGCCTGACTATAAAAGACCACCTAACAAACCACGTCGCCTATGAAAATAAAAACAACAAGGCACTTTGATTTAAGAGTAGCCGATAGAATGAACTATAATAAAAGTAACCCTAGAGAAACTATAATAAAACATTTTAAAGAAGCTGTAAAATTAATATCAAAAAAGAAAATACATCCGTATTTTAAAGATCCATGTCCAAATGGATATATGTACGGAGTAAATTATCATAGTATAAACTTTATATATGTAAAAAAATGATGCCTATATATTATTATTACATTTTATCAAAAACCCCCAACAATGTGGGTAAATTGAGTAAAAAAGGAAAATAAACGGAAACAAAAATGGAGGTAGAATTTATCTATCCCCATTTTTTGGACCTGTGTGTGCTTTAAAAATATCTCCTGGACTAATGATACCTAGACTCTATACCTAGATAGTGCCTCATCATCTACATTCACTAATTTAGATATAAAATCTTTAGGCATTTTGTGACCTTCAGATTTTATTCTATAATCAGTCCAAATACTTTCATCCCATAAATCTCTATAGTAAATTGCCCAATCATTAACGAAACCTCTAACAGCTAACCAAGAAACCTGCTTACCTGTATTATCTAAATTAGTAGAACCCCCGTCGTGCATAGTACCACGAGCAATAATATCTCCCTCATTTGCATTATTTAAAACTTCCATATTTATATTATACATAATTTTATTTATTATTAATTAAAGGATTGTCTGACACGCTATTAACCACACTAATAGCATTTTTATTTAAAATTCATTTAGATAAATTTTCATTGTAATAATCAAACCACTCTTTACTTATAGAAACCAATTTAGGTTTTGAATAAGTACAATTAGGAGTGATAACTTCCCTATTACCTTTTTTAATATAGAACTGTAGGTCTGAAAAACATCTACAAACAATTGGTCTAGCATTATAAACACTACATTTACCTTCAGATGTAAGATATTCGCACATTCATACCCCTTTTCAATTAGGAGGAGAAGTAAATCAATTCTTGATCAACTCTTTTTTCATGAGTTTTAATTCTTCAGGCAGAAATGAAATCGCCCCGCAACACTCAAAACAACCATTTTTACATTTATATTTAAATCAAGACAATTGTTTTTGGAGTGTTTTAAGTTTATTTAATTTCATATATAAAAAATTAAGAACTAAAATGTTTCTTTAAATAAACTAGAGCTTCATCTCTCCCTTCTGCACTAAAAGGATTACATACACGAGCAACAAAAGGACTTTCGTGTGCGTCTTGGATATCTAAAGACCCTTGTCATCTGCCCCAGTATCTTTTAGCTTGTATAGAACCGTTTGTATGGAGATATCCCCACCAAAGATAATCTGTATTCATAAACAAAAATAATTAATAATTAAAGTACAACTTGACATTGACAAGTTTTTTCTATCCAATTAACCGCATCAGTCAATTTGTCATCATCATAAGGTCCACCCTTAATAGTAGCAATTCTAAGTTCAGTCTCAGAACTCCATTCAACACTAAATTCAATTCACCCGTAAAACATTTTCATAAACAAATAATTAGAAACTAAAATGAACCCACAACTGCTACCTCTTGAACTTGTTCCAACCAATCAACTAATTCGTCCTGATTTTCAGAATCAACCGAAATATGGATTTCTCCTGAGTTTTCGTCTTCGCAAGACAATTCAAACAACATAAGCAAAAAGTTAAATTTTAAATAGGCATTTTTTGGACCTGTGTGAAGTTCTTTCACATACCCTGGACCAACCATACCTAGGAGTTTGACTCCATATTGCCTACCCACAAAGAATAAGCAATAGCAACCAAACTAAAAAACCGAGTACCCCATATCATAAACTATATCCTCCATAGTATCCACATTCTCACCCATAATATAAGCCAAATCATCCAAACCACCCCTACTAATACAGTCTGTTAAATCTGTACAATCCCAAGAGTCAACCTCAATAGTAGAACCGTCCTCCATTTTAAGTATATAAATTAAGGAATCGTCACCCTCGTAATCATAAGCTTTTATAATCACACAAACATCACCATTAAATAACACCGAGTTCCCAACCAAACCAGGATACTCTTTATTTATTTTTGCATTCATAATTAACTAAATAAGTAAAATAAAATAATAAAAACCCCACCCCCGATAGCAAAAGCAGTACACACCAACTGAACCCAGTCAATATCATCCATAAGATAAAATTAGTAAAATAAACTAAGCACCACCAGGCACCCGGGACTACCCCAGGAACCCAAGCTACCTAATTAAACTTCAGATATCATAACCCCCTGAACATCTCCCAATCTAATCATTAAATCATAATCATTCCAACCAATAGCAGGAGCAAATCATTTAACAACTCCACCTAAACCAATAAGTACACCCCCAATAAATCCACCCTCGTCATCAATAATCTCAACCATAGAGCAATCGTAAGCACGAGTCCCAATAAATATAGTCTTAGTCATAATAATAAAAATTAGTAAATAAGCTTTTTTTTAAGCAAAGCACAGGCGAGTCCAACGGGACCAAGCGACCAGTAGCGTTTGCAGGAACTAAATCAGCTCCACCCTACCTACCACAAGGAGTGATAAGCAGGAGCAACTGAGCAATACCGTAGAATGTTAAAGAACAAGTAGCCTGATAACAAAGCTAATAACCTGACACCAGTATAAATAAAAACAAAAGTAATGCAAAATAAAAAATCTATTAGCACCGTCAAGCCTTGACAACGGGGTAGACTAGTGTAAAAGATAGAGCATAAATAAAGGAAGGGTAAGCCTTTTTGTACAAATCATTAGAACAACACCCCCAAGTAAACCGAACAGTAAGCCATTTTTTAACACCGTAAAAAACAGGCACCAAAACCCAAAACCAGGAGTAAAGTAACACCCTAACATCAAATAAATAGCTAATAGGTCACATAACAAGTATTATGTGTACTACTGATTAGCATAACAAAGCCAAAAAATATCAAAAGACCAGGGCGTCATAAATAATACCACATTTTTATAAGTAGTCAACACAATAATAACAAACAAGAAGCAATGAAAAAAAACCGACTGATTACGAAAACTGAAAAGTGCGAACCTGCGTGCAGAAAAAAAATCATTACCCCCCTACCCGACCTCTAAAATATATATCCAAATTTTTTAGTCACTTCTTGACAAATAATGAAAAACATTTTTAATTAAAAGATACTAGAATTAAAAAAATATACAAAAAAAATTTAAGTGACTTTTTGGCTTATTAATGGATTTGTATAACTTCGTTATGAAGACACTCTATAAGATATAGAGAGATTAATTTTGATTTACCCAAATTTTAAGTATTATAGTGCTATAAACTAAGAAACCCAAAAGTCCCCGGTTGGGGACAATTAATACCCCCCCTTTTGGGACTTTTGTATTTGACTTAATATTATTTATGAATAATATCGAGTTACTACACTATAAATAAACTCTAGCCTATGGGTAGTTATGACAATATTATTAAAACAAGATATATGTTCCTTAAGCAGAATATAGAATTGGATACAATAAAAATGATTAATGAATTATGAACTAGAAGATATGCATATTTCATGATCATAATAGAATCCATAGATACTAAAAATAGAATTCATTTTGATAATATACCTTTATTATCGCCGAGTAGTATGAGGGAATTAGTATCATTATTTAAAAAGAAATGATATATATTAAAACTAAAACTGAAGGGAGATAGTGTAAAAACCTTCTATTTGAATCCATTGTATGCACATAGGGGGCAAAGTATAAGTAAAGAATTATTTGATGCCTTTGATAAAATAAATTGAGGGAAAATTTATTAACCTAATAAATAATATTAAATAAATGAAAAAATGAAAATTAATAGCCATAATACAACAAAAAAAACCAAAAAATAAATATTACTGCTCTGATCATCAAAGATTTATGATACATAATGATAAATGAGGTTCTTATTGTAGAGAATGTTTAAAGTCAAATATTATAAAATTTGTAATTCAAACAATAATTATTACTATATTTATAATATTTTGGGTATTTATTTATAAATATTTTAACTAATGGAATGATTAGCACAAGTAGATCCAATTAAACAATCCCAAATTGAACAACTTTTTTCAAACTTAGCATGGAGATTAGAAAATTTGTATTTTATAGTAAATGAAGACTGAGATACAATACTTTTCAAGCCAAATAGAATTCAAAGATCTATTTTAAATGCAAGGTCAGATTATAGAGATATAATTCTAAAATATAGACAAGGTTGAGTTTCTACTTTATTTATTATTTTAATGCTTGATGAGGTTCTTTTTGGTTGAACAAATATAAATAATGTTTTTATAACCCATAGACAAGACCTTTTAGATGTATTCTTCCAAAAAGCAAAATTTGCATATGATAATATTCCCGAAGAATATAAAGCATTACTTCCAAGACCTACAACTGATAATGCCAACGAACTAGCTTTTGCAAAAACTCAGTCATGAAAAATATTAAATAACCGTCTAAAAATAGGTCTAGATGTTCGTTGACAAACTCCTACTCGTCTACATATATCAGAGTTTGCTTTTATAGATAACGAAAAACAAATAAAATTAAAATTATCTATAGATCAATTCAGAAAAACAAAAATAACAATTGAAACTACCGCAAACGGTATTTGAAATGTTTTTTATAGTGCCTGTATGATAGCAAAAAATAATAAAGGTTCTTATCAATTATTATTCTTTCCTTGGTATATAGAATCAAGAAATGTGAAAAAAATAAATAATCCTGAAGAATTTTCAATGGATGAAATAGAATTATGATTAAAAGAAAATTATAATCTTACAAATGAGCAAATAAATTGGAGGAGAGAAAAAATCCAGGATGCAAATGCTTTATGAGTTGACGGATATAAATTATTTGAACAGGAAAATCCAACAACAATTGAGGGTGCTTTCGTTTCTTCTTGATCATCTGTTTTTGATTTAACAGCAAGTTATAGAATAAAACAGCCAATAAAAGTAATTGAAGGTTGGGAAATATTCCAAAAACCACAAGATAAACTATGTTGTGGTATTGATATGGCTGAAGGTGGAGTAAAATGAGATTACTCGGCAATATCTGTAAGAAATCAAAATAAAGAGATTGTAGCAACATTTAAAGCAAAAGTAAACGAAGAAATACTAGCAAAAAAACTAGATTGGTTTTTTAATTATAACGACCTCGGGGGTTTTTATGTATGAAATGTACTTCCTGAAAATAATGTGTGACTAGCCTTTATAAACGAATGTAAGAAATATGAGTGGTTCCATGAAAGAATGCTAGTTGAAAGAAAAAACGATAAAATGGAAGGAGAAGACAATCAAATATTCAAATATTGATTTAGAACTACAATGAAAAGTAAAGACTTAATTATTAGACAATATAGAGGGGCTTTACATAGAAAAGATATAGATATAACAACAGGGATATATGCAGAAATTATGACATATATGTACGATAAAAACAATAGACCAAATGCAATATCTCCAAATCACGATGATTTATTGGTTGCAGATATGATATCATATTATGGGGTATTAAACGAACCAAATCTTCTAGAATATGATGAAAAATATACATTACCTGACGAAAGACTTGAAAGTTTAAGAAATAAAGATATATTAAGAATAAATTTAATAAATAATAGTGAATCTGAAGAAGAAGAATGAGAGAGGGAAAATTTACTAGATGGGTACTATTATGCAGAAGAATATTAGTTGTATAAAAAATTAGAACAATGATAACAGAAATTACCTTAATAATGCTATGACTTACAATAATTTGATTGTTTTTTATGATATTTTATTTATTAAAAATCTTAAAAGATATTGCCAAATTAATAAAAGCAGATAATCTACAGGAATATACAATTGGGCAAGAAATTGAAAAAGAAAGGATAGAGGTTGGACAGCAAGACGAGAGATATACTGATATATGAAATATAAGTGAAAAAGATTTAAAAAATATAAATATAGACCCTAACCAAATATATGCTTGAAACTACTGAAAAGAAGATAAAGTAGAAACATTTAATTAATAATTAATATATATGGAAAAGGAAGTAAACATAAAAGGTACTTTACAGGATAAATATTCAGATATAATTAGTGAATTTGATGATTTCTTATCAGAAGCAAAAGAATACAGGAATGTATGGGAAATAAGAAGTTTCGTAGACGAAAGTTTTTACGAATGAAATCATAGAGTTGTTTTTGATACTCAAAGAAAACAATTAACTACATTGCCTATAAAATCAGATACTCAATTCGCAATTTGAAAAGTAAGAAAAATTGTAAGATGAGTAAGAAATATGATCACGAAAAATGATCCAAGATGGCATCCAACAAGTTCAAGAACACAAAAAATATCAGATGAAGAAAAAAATGTAGCCTCAGCATTATTACAAGCAGTTTATAAAGAAGACCACCTAAAAGATAAAATTAAGGATTTATTAACTCATTCATTAACAAAAACTCTTTGATGGGCTTTTATTTGATATGACAATTCAAAAAAAGATATAGATGTTTTTATGGAAGATCCTTTCAATATTTATACATCACCGGACTGAAGACTTGAAGGTCCTGTTTTTGTATGAAAATACATAATTAGGACAATTAAAAAAACTTTATCAGATATAAAATGAAGCTCATTATATAATCAGGGAAAATTTAAAGACGATTTAAAATTAATAAAATGAGATAATAGATTGGCTGAAAGTGATTTTAAACAATCGATATTAGCACAGGATTATAAAATCCCAGTAGACGAAAATGGTTCCGCTATTGTTAGGGAATTATATGTAATGGATACAGTGGAAAATATAAATAAACTAGATATAGATTATACTGTATCTTCAGAAGAAGACCAATTACAACATAATAACGAAAAAAGGAGAGTAAGAATAATTACAAGAGTTTGAAATATAGTAATAAGAGATGAATTAACAGAGTACGAGCAATTCCCATTTATAGCATATCAACCTGAAAGAAATAAATGACTTTTATATCATCCTTCTTGGATTAATCCACTTATTCAATTAAATAAAGCCTTAGATGATGGATTTTCTAATAGAGCAGATTGGTTAGAAAAATTTGCAAAAGGTAGATATTTAGTACAAAAAGGTTCTAAATTTTCAATAATAAAATGAAGAAATGGTCAAGTTGTAGAATATACAGGTAGTAAACCAACCCAAATGGAATCATGAAATCTTCCACAAGAAGTAAATATCCATTTAAACGAAACAGAGAGAATTATGGAAGATTTATGAGGGATACATTCGGAATCTACTTGAAGACTGTCGTGAGGAGCTCTTTCAGGGGTAGCAATTGCACAACTACAAGCTTCAGATAATAATAATGTATCTGAACCTGTAGATAATCTAAAAACATTTATGGAAGAAATGGCTTATAGGATTTTATACCTTGGTAGTAAATTTTATAATCTAAGAGATTTAGAAACGGAAACATGAAATACAAGAGTTATATGATCAGAAGTTAAAAAAAATATAGAAAGTTCACTAGAATGAACAAGTAATGCAAAAATATGAAAAGATATTATAGAAATTAAGCCAATTAGAAATATTGAGGTAGAAATTGTCCCAGGTTCTGCATTTAGTGATTTACAAGCTAGACAAGATTTAGTAGAATTAAGAACATTATGAGTAGCAATTCCTGATAGATTAATTATAGATGCATATAAATTAGGGAATACTGAATTAATTATGAACGAATACTTCCAGGAAGAAGCAGAAAAGAAAGCAATGGAAGACGGTCCTGAAGGGTTAGAATCAAAACAAGCTGAACTTGAAAATAAAAAATTAATAGAATGAGCAAATATTGTAGCTCAAAATTCAGAAAACCACGAAATACATCTAGCTGTACATGGAGCGATGTTGTGACAAATAGGTCAAAATCCACAATCACAATTATTAGTACAACATATGCAACAACATGAAGCTATGTTTGCTCCTGAAAACCAAATAACTCCTAATGAATAATTATGGAAAATGAAAACAGAAATGATCTAGAGTTCGATAAATTTAAAAGGATAAGCGCATGAAAATCAATAGTTCGTACACAGTTATTATGATGAAATTGAGTTGAAAACGACATAACAAATGATGCTTGGGGAAGACCAAAAACTGTAATAGATAGAACCTTATTTCATTCATTATTTACTTTCAATATTCCAAATAATTGGTTGATTTATGAAAATGGTGTAGAAATTAAAAATAATTTAAGTACAAAAATAACAAGTATAAGTTGACATTGAAATATTACAAGTTGAGCTATAATTTGAAATACTTGATTTTTAAGAAGTAAAAGACATCCAAGATACCAACCAAACAGATGACATTTGTTTTCTACTGCTTGTTTTTTACCAACTCCAAATGCTATTTGAATTAGAAAAATTTGAATGATGAATACAATCATTCAAGTTTGTTTTATGTTAGAAGATGGTGTATTGTATGCTTATATTGAGAATAATAGTACACAAAAAATAAAAACTGCAATCGATATATCAGCAATTTGATTAACTATTAATGATTTACAATATTGACATTTATATGATATTCAATATCAGTGGAGATGAGTATGAGATTACTTCTTTTATATAGACCAAAAATTAGTATTTCAAACAAATTTTCTATGAACAAATACCGAACTTACAATATTTAATCCAGCCCTAGGTGCATGATTTTATTGTGAAAATACAGACTGAATAAATGTACAAATTCAGGTTTGATGTATAGATATAACAAGTGAATGATGAATAGTTGATGAAACTGAATATAGGTCTGTATCAAATTTAACAACAAAAGCGGTATCAACAGCAGACTATCCAGTTATAATAATACATATAAAAGAAACATTTAATTGACTACTAAACACAAGAGATATACAAGCATTTAGAGTTACTTGAAGCTTAGACCAAAAGTGATTTATGAAATCATATATAACAAGGGATTTAACAGCAATAACATGAGCAAGTTTTTTGGATTTAATGTACGACAGTTGTATTGAATATGATATTTCAGCTTCAGCTATTAATATAAATAAATGTCAATTATTATGGAATAAAAGAGTTGAACTTGATTCGTCTACATTTGTAGATATACCAAGCAATAATACAAATTTTTACTTAACATCATGAGATTATTTAATCATAACTATGCAAAGAGAAAATCCAATATTAATTGCAAATGCAGTTGTATTTTTTGAATGAGGAGAAGAAATATAGTTGACAATATCTAAAAAATTAATAAATTGTTATTGTATAAATAATTTATACAATATTTAAAACCTAACAAAATTATATGAAAATTATAGTAGACCAAGAATGATACCAAAATATATCAAAAATGACAGATGAATTATTAAAAGCAAAATGAATAACATCATTACTGTTAGCAAATAAAATAATAGGAAACATACAGATAATCCCTGAAACAATTCCTGAAGAAAAACAAGAAAAAATAGTAGCAAAAGAATTTCCAAAAAAAGGAAAAATACAAAAATAAAATCAACAACTTTTTATAGGTTGTTGCCTCAGGGGGAAGGTTAGGTCCCCTTTAGGCAGTAATCTATAAGATTATTGAGGACTACACCTCGTTAAAAAATGTTTTATTTTCTTACCACTAACCACATGGGAAAAGAAACTACTGCAAATCCAGGAGCAGAACCTGGGGAGAAAAAAGACTTCGAAACTGAAGTAATGGAAATTTTAAATTGAATGGTAGACTGAAACTCACAAGAAGATCCTAAAGAGGATAAAAAATGAGAAGAAGAAAAACCTAAAGAAGACGAGAAAACACCTGGGGATGATTCTAAAAAATCTGAAGATGGTGAATGAAAATCTAAAGAAGAAATTCCAAAAGAAGACGAAGAATTAAAAATACCATTTTCTAGACTTAATAAAGAAATTGAAAAAAGAAAATCAATTGAGGATAAATTTAATAAGATCCAAGAGAAAATGGATAAGGAAAAAGAAAGACTTAATTCCTTAACAGATGAAGAAAAGGAAGAACAAGCTAATCTTTCTAAACTCGGTATGGATACCAGACTTTCAAAATTACAAGACATTATAGATGATTTAAAAGAAGATTTATCGGAAAAAGATGAAGCTATAAAAGAAATGAAAGAAGAAATAAATGGTAAACAAACAAAAAATCTATCCATTAGAATCGCAGAACTTACTAAAAAACATGACTGAACTGATTGACTTCCAAAATTTGATATTAAAGACTTAGTAGAATTTGGTAAAAAAGAAGAATATATGCCTAGCGATCCAATGAAGTTATACAATATGAAGTATCAAGCTGAAATCTATGCAAAGAAATTTGAAAAAAGCGGGACAGAAATAGATAAAGGGAATAAGTGAAACTTTGAACCAGCTAAGAAAAAACCTACTTTTAAGGATTGAGATGAAGATTTTGAAGCTGAAGCTAAAAGAATTTTGGATAGTGTAGGATTAACAAAATAATCTTTATATCTATAAAATAGAAAAATGAATATAACTATAGCTCAAATTTCAGCTCTATTAGAAAAACTAATATTGCCTACAATTAAAGATCAGTTATTCAACAAGACAGTATTGCTAAAATACTTCAAGAAAAATAACATGGGTCTAACCTTTAATAACGATAAAATCTATATCACTGCATTGACTTCAGGTCATTCATGAGTAGGGTTTACGGGTTCACAAGGTGCAATTACAGTTGGTAAATCAACTGATCAACAAATGGTTGCTTCTGCAAAATTTTGATACGGTTCTCATATTATATGGGATTCTGCTATCCAAACTGCAAAAGGGAAACCAGGTGCAATTACTAATTTAGTAAAAAAATTAGGTGCAGACCTAGAAATGGAATTTAAAAAATCTTTAAATAGACAATTATTTGGGGACGGTAAATGAACTCTAACACTTATAAATGGTGCTGGTTCTGCTACTGCTACTCATACAGTTGATTCTACAAGATTTTTAAGAGTTGGACAAGTTTTACAAATTGGTACAACAGCTCAAATTGAAGCTGGAACTGCTGACGAAGCAACTGTTTCAACAATTAATTCTGCAACTTCTGTAACATTTACAAGTGCAATAACTACTGCTGATAATGATGTTGTTATTACAAAATGAGTTTATAATACAACTGATTCTCAATATGAAGAATTAGATGGATTAAGTAACTTAGTCTCTAATAATACAGTTGATTCAGGTTCTAGTTTCCAAGGTATTCCAAGATTAACAAATGATTGGACAAATTCTTATGTTGAAGCTTCTTCTGCGGTTTTAACTGAAGCACATATAATTGATTTAATCTCTTATATTTCAGAATTTGGTAATCCTGATTTAATAATCACTACTGTAGCTCTTAGAAATAAATACTCTAGCTTATTATCAGCTCAAAAAAGATACATGAATACTGTGGATCTAAAAGGTTGATTTAAAGGTCTAGAAGTTTCTGTTTGAGAACAACCAATACCAATGGTAGCGGACTATGATTGTCCTGCATGAGTTCTATTCTGATTAGATACAGAAACATTCTCATTAGCTGAATTAAATCCACTAGAATATCTAGTTGATGGTTCATGAGCAATAATGACAAATGTTTATGATACTGACGGTAAAAGAATACCTGCATTTCAAACAACAATGAAGTTTTACGGTAACTTGGTTTGTACAAACCCAAGAGCAAACTGAAAACTTACAAACAAAACTGCTTCTTAGTGGTAAAGCTGAAGTGTCCGAATATTTCGGGCATTTCGCCTTATTACTAAAAATCTAATATGCCTAAAAGAATAAGTAATGAAGAAAGAATAAGAAGAATTGATATCCATAATGAAAAAATGGAGAAAAAAATAAGTAAACAGCATGAAAAAGAATTAATTAATATAACAAAAACTTTCATAAAACATGCAAATGAATATAATAAAAAAGTAATTTAATTTAATAATATAATATATATGGAATATACAGTAGAACAATTGGCTGATTTAAGTATTGCTATTAAGCAAAAAACAGTAATAAACAATGATCTTACTAAAACAAATATTGAATTAGAATCAAGAAATAAACACCTTGTTTGAGAAAATAAAAGACTTACTCAGGATATAGAAATACAAGTAGATAGAATAGAAAGAGCAAAAGCTGAAAATGAACAGCTTAGATTAGATAAAGAGTGAATTTTATCTAAATTTGCTGAGGATAATGAAAAAGCATATAAAGAAATGAGAGATAAACAAACAAAAGCCTCTAACGATGAACAACAAAATGCTTTAAGATTAATAGAAATTGAAAAAAGAGAAGGGCAATTGTTAAATAAAATATCTAAAAACGAAGCATTAATTAATGATATTAAAAACATTGAAAAAGAAACTAAAAATGAAACAATAAGAGCTGAAGAAAAGTTTCTACAAATAGAATCTAGTAAAAAACAATTAGCTTTACAAGAAAAACAAATAGAAGAAAAAATTGAAGCATTAAAAGAAGTTGAAAAAAATATAGAAAATAAAAAAGAAGAACTTTCAGAAAAAGAAATGAAAGTTTTATGAGAAATACAAACAAATTCAAATTTAGTAGCTGAATTAAATGCAAATTCTAAAGATAAAGAACATTTAAGTTCTAGATTAGAAAGATTAAATGCATTATATAGTGAATTAAAAGACTTTATAATAGAAAAAGGTACAATTACACCTGAGGACCTAGAAAACTTCGGTAACTCAAAAATTGAAGCCATAAAAGAAGAAGAAACAGAAGAAGAAATAGAAGACTTGGAAAATTATGCAGAAAATATAGATCCTGAAATTGAAACTCCTGAAATTGAAACTCCTGAAATTGAAACTCCTGAAATTGAAACTCCTGAAATTGAAACTCCTGAAATTGAAACTCCTGAAATT